CAAAGCCTGCAACGGCACCACCTAAAGTATATGTGCCAGTGCCAGTTGTGGTGGTAGTTTCCTTTACTCTGTCTGATATTACTAATGCCATTATTTCAACTCTATAGTAAGATTCCCTGCATTAATTCTAAATATATCGCCAGAAGCTATGACCTTACTAGCATCCAAAGCTCCTACAAATAATATATTACCACTACTTGAAGCATCTGCAACAATCACATGTGTTATTGTATTGTTTGTTCCACCTGATGCTGGAAACTCAATATTTGCTGCATTAGTTGCGGTTTGTGTATCTGTTGAATCTGCTCCTATAGTTGTCCAACCAGAAGCAGCTACTTGTTGCCTTGCGTAGTTTGTAAAGTTTGCCTCTGTGACAGAACCTGTTTCAGCCGCACTTACTGCCGTTGCAAGTCCTACATAAATACTATCTCCAGGGGATGAAAAACTAAGAGAGTTATTCTTGAATATATAATGTAATATTCTTCTCTCTAGATAATTGGTTGATGCATTTGCTGTTGCCATTTTTTACTCCTAAGTTCTTGGTCTTGATGGTAGACCAACTCTATATCCGTCTGTGTTTTCTCTTGCTTCACCTAAGTCTTTTAGTCTCTCTAAATACTGTCCGTACAATCCATTATAGCTTTGTATAGTATCTGGCTCACTCTTCATAAAGATAGAAGCCTCTACCAAAGAACCATATAACAAAGCAAACGGAGCGTTTGTACTAATCCAAGTTGTACCACTGTCGGCACCTGCGGTCAAACTAGCTGGTCTAAAGTAATAGTTTAATTGTAGTGTATAATTAGAGTTTGGAGTAGGTGCTACTATAAAATTATCTTCGTCAAACCGTGCATAGTATTTTGGAACTCCAGTTGTAGAAGAACTAGGTGCATACTCTCTTATAAAGTTTACATCCTTCTGAAGTAAAAAATCTTCTGAACCAGACGTTGTTATCTGCAAAGAAAACGAAGCTAGGTAATCAGCAGGTACTGTTAAAAAAGCATCAGATGATGTAAACGCACTTGTTACATTTTTTCTAAAAATATCTAAATCAATACTTTTAAAAATTTTTTCTTCGGAAGCTTTAATAAAATTAGGTAAGTTATTGACAAAAGATGTTTCACTATTATCTGCGTAATCTTGTATTGCTGTCTTTAATGTTGCTAATGTAAAACTCATTTATGTCCCCAATGTAACTGGGCCAGCAGTAATTCTACCGCCACCACCTTTTACTCCACTTGTTGCCGTGCCACTACTAGCAGAAAAACTATATCTATCGTCATCAACCTTAGTTATTGTATAGCCACTTGCACTTTCAAGTATAGCTTTTGTAAACCCATCAAAGCTAGACACATTTCTAAATCTAACAGTATCACTTGTTGATCTACCATGAGAGGGTTCCAACACTGTAATCACGGCACTACTAGCTGTACTAGTAAACGGATTCAAACCAAGAAGATTCTCTACGGTCACTTCTGTCCTTCCGTCAACTCGTGGTTGATACAAGGCTGTCGGATCTGGTCCAGGATGATTAGGTTGTAACTGTGGATGTTTAGCTTCATACTCATCAGGTCCTACTTTCAATCCATTCCATTCTGTTTTCATCTCTCTCAAACGATAACGAAAGCCAGATCTATCTGAATATCCCCATGATTTTTTTCCTGTTGCGTATCTTGCCATATTAGTAACTATAGTATGTCATGCTAGGTGTTAGTTTTAAAGGAGTACTATTTGCATCCTCGGCTGCTGCTCGTTGAAACTCTTCTTCATAAACGGCTTTTAATAATTGAACCCTATCTGGTGCTCTTTTCATCGCTAAATAATAAGCAAGACCTGCGACAGCACATGGTAAAAATCTAAATGGAGCATCGGTTGTATTGATTAAAGTATCTGCATCTTGAATACGTCTTACATAATAATAAACAAGAGTATATGTAGCATTTGGTGTTGCCCACAAAGTTATTGTAGGAGTAACTTGTCTATCAAAGAAATATTGACTTGGTTGACCAGTAGTCGTCTTGTTTGGAATAGTTAGATACTCACTTCGACTCATTTGAGTTAAGGTAAAGTCAGTACCACTGCTATTTCTTAAAACAACTTCCAAGAGATCGACATGAGTAGCATCGAAAGAATAAGTTGCCGTACCAGAAGTAATAGATTTAGTGTCTTGTGTAACTGTCCACATGTTCAGTCCTCTGTTTGCCCAATCAGCAAACATAAGGTTCATAGAACGTCTAGCAGTTTTTGCATCATAGCCAGTACGCATCTCTAAGCCACAACGCTCATAAGCCTCTTCTATTATTTCACCGACATCTAAGTCGAAATCTCTTGAGTTTGAAGTTGCCATTTACTTCTTCTTTCTTCTTAACGACTTTACTCTTCTAGGTGCACCTGCTGGTTGACCTAATTTATTCTTCTGTCTTATTCTACTACGTTTTTCAGTAGAAGTCATCTCCGAAGCAGTTTTCGGAGTTTTCTTAGACACTCTTTTAGTTGGACGGCAATAAGGCGTACCCCTCTTTTCACCTTTTTGACGACCACAAGCTTTGCCTGTTTTAACATCTTTCCAATCCTCCTTAAACCATCTCTTTAAGGCTAATCCTTTTTTTGTTTTTCTAACAGCCATTATGTAATCTTTGTTTTTTTACGTCTTTCATTTAAAACATTCCCACAGCCTCTTGCAATTTTAGGATTGTTTGTTTTTCNTTTTCTATATGCTTTACCATTTGATGCTTTTATAACAGCCTGTTTATCTTTAACATTTTTTATGGCATCTAAAAGACCACCGTCTTTTTTCTTTGTCTTATTACCATAATTTGCCGCACCTACCTTGCGACACTTTGCAATGGCACCTCCAGCATAAGCACTTGGAAAAACTTTAAACCTTGCTTTTACCTTGTGATAACATGCGTCTTTTGGCATTTCTTAACTCCTCAAATCCACTGACCCTATAACATCTACAAGACCATTTTTTTCGTCCACATTTTAAACAATACTTAACAGGACTTCCTTTGAATATTTTTTGTTTTTCTTTTTCTCTTTTTTCTTTTTCTATTTCCACTTGAAACGGACTTTGAAATCTGTTTGCTCATCGAGCTTCTCGACATGACCATTTGTGTTTCTCCTAATAAAATCTTTCCACAAAGGCTTTATCATTTTGTGGTTTTCAGAAACTTTCATTTCTGTTAACGCTGTTCTCTTGTCAACTTCAATAAGGGTTGTAACTATCCAAACAATAGAACCTGCAACAAGAATCACAGAAACACCATTTATTAATTGTTTTATTTTTAGCACTTCCATCTACGCCTCGCTTGTCTTAAACGACTGTTAGGATTTTTTGCAGCTTTAGGAAACTTTTTCATTTGCCCTGCTGATCGTGCACAATAAGATTTGCGTCTGTTTGCAGCTTTGCTACCTTTTTTTACTTTACCAGTAACAGCTGTTTTTAGTTTACTTCCAGGATTGTCCCTACGATATTTAGCAACACCCTTTGCAGTCATTCCCGCTCCAGATTTAGTGGAGCGGAAATATTTTTTTGTCTTAGGCGGTTGTTTGTCTCTTTTTCTAGTCATTACGATAAGAATATAGTCAACTTGTTACCGCTACCAGTGAACGCAGATAGATACGCACCACTCTCTGCTAATATACCATTGTCTGGAATATTAAGAGTATGTAATCCAGTTGGAAAACTTTGCACTATCAAGCTAGATCCACCATTACCGTCTGTTATAGTAAGAGCACCAGCAGAATTACCAAATACGACTATTTGTCTTATTCTAGATCTTGCAGGTCCTACCACAGCAGCGGAGGCTCCTTGATTCACATTAAAGGCTTTTACGTCAGATCTTGATCCTGCCATTATAACCTCCTATTAAGCTGCATATCCCATTAATTCAATGAATAACTTACCTGCTGTGTAATCTGCATCAGTTGCAGCTCCAGTTGTTAAGTATAAGAATTGATCTGCGGCTGGAACGGCAGTAAAGTAAACTTTACTTCCTAATGTTGCGTCACCAGAGTTAACTAGCAATGTTTCTGTTAAATCACCAATAGCTCCGTCTTCAACACCAGTACCTTCTGTTGCAGAGTGTACGTTAATGTCTGGATCACCACCTGCTGGTGCTTCAAAACACTCCATGCTACCTGTTAAGATTGTACCATTTCTTGCGGCAGTTATTTGACCAATGTGACAAACCAATGCAGTTCCGTTTACACCAATAATATCAGCTCCACCAGTTGATCTCAAACCAGTTAAGTCAATTAAAATTCTTGTTGTGATAATTCCACCAACTCTTTGAACAGAGCTTCTGTAGATAGTTCCAGAGCCAGTTGTTATACCAGTTCCAGCTTCTACTGCCATTGTATTCGCATCCATAGATGCAAAACCACTTGAGTTAATGCTTGATTGTGTAGTAATTGCTCCAGTTGTAGCGTCTTTACTTATTGTAGTAAAACCACCTTCAGATCGGACTGGACCCGAAAAAGTTGTATTAGCCATATCAATCTCCTTGTCTTGGCAAATGTCAGTTACACCATGTAACTGTCAAGGTTTAGTTTATTATACACAAAAAAGGGCAGTATGTAACTGCCCTTTTG